GACGATCTCATTGCACATCACGGCGATACTCTTGCTGATGTTACATACACCACTGGGCTGTATCAGCCAAGTATGCTCACAGTGACGGTACTCCATGAACGCCTTGCATGGAAGGGCGAGTATATCGTTGCCGATGGGATGCTGTACCTGACTGCGCTGAGTGTAGACGCATCCCACAGTTGCACTCCAAGACCCGAGCATGTTCGTCACATCCTTGAAAAAGTTCGCAAGGTGATGCCATAATGTACGAAAATCGCATTGTTGGCCACGGCGAAGAATCGCCAGACCAGCTACTCGCCAATCCGTACAACTTTCGGATACATGGCAAGGGACAACAACAAGCACTGCACAACGTCATGTCCGACATCGGCGTTGTGCAAAGCGTAATCGTGAATCGCATCAGTGGACATATCATTGACGGACACCTTCGAGTGGCACTTGCTTTGCGCAACGACCAGCCGACCGTGCCGGTTACCTACGTAGAGCTATCAGAGAGCGAGGAAAAGACCATCCTTGCAACTTTTGACCCCATCTCCGCAATGGCTGGCATTGACGAAGAAAAGCTTGCCGAGTTGTTGCAGGAAGTGGAAGTTACTGATGGTATTGAGAGTGTGATTGACGATCTCAAAGTGGATGCAGGCATCATGCCACCACCGATTGACAATCCAGAGGTATTGCCTACATTTGACAAAACGTTTATTGTACTAGTAGAGCTTGATAATTATGATGACTATCAGAACGTCAAACTCGAGATGGAACGACGTGGGTACAAAGTAAGGGGTAATCAAAAATGACGATTGTCTATCAGAAGAAGACTCCAGAGCGCATGAAACGCATCCTGCAGGCGTTGGAGCTTGGGGCAACATATCAACTCGCTGCCAACGCCGCAGGCATTTCGGCAACTACGCTGACACGCTGGATGAAAGAGGATGAGGAGTTTGGAGATGAATGTCGCTCATCCGAGGGCAAGGCCGCTGTGCGGTGGCTCGCCAAAATTGAGCAAGCCGCATCCGCAGGGGATTGGCACGCCGCCGCTTGGAAGCTGGAACGACGCTTCCCTCGGGATTACGGGAAACGCATCGTAGAACACGAAGGGACAGTGGACTATGTCATCGACCTCTCACTCGGACACGGACAAGCAGGTAATCCGGCACTCGACGATGACGGAGCCTCAACGCCGCTTTTGGGCGAGTGAGGCACGCTTTCGACTGTTTGTGGGTGGGGTTGGGAGTGGTAAAACGCGCGCAGGCATTGTTGAAACATTCCGACAGCCAGCAGGCTCAACCGGCATGATTGTTGCGCCTACGTACACCATGCTTCGGGACGCAACGTTGCGCACGTTCATCGACCTTACTCGTACTGCCAATATCCTACAGTCATTCAAGGAACAGTTGATGGTGGCAAAGCTGAAAGGCGAGCGCACCATCCTGTTCCGTTCTGGTGATGATCCCGACCGACTCCGTGGCCCGAATCTTGGATGGTTTATGTTGGATGAGGCAGCCATGCTAGATGAGGAAGTGTGGAGGGTGATGATTGGTCGTCTTCGTGAGAAACCATCACGAGGATGGGCGGTGACCACGCCGAGAGGGAAAAATTGGTTGTACCGATTATTCCATTCCGGCAATAATTACGAAATCATCAAATCATCCAGCAAAGACAACCCGTTCTTGCCAGAAGGATTTGTGGATTCACTTGAGCAATCCTATACGGCGGAGTGGCGAGCCCAAGAAATTGAGGGCGACTTCCTTGACCCACTTGGCGCACTATTTCGGCGCGAGTGGTTTCAGGTGGTTGAGAGCGCACCACCAAATCTTCAATGGATACGATATTGGGATTTAGCGGCAAGTGTTCGCACCACGGCTGACTTTACGGCAAGCGTTGCTATTGCAATGGATGATGATGGCACTCTATACTTAAAAGAGGGAATACACCTTCGAGCCGAATGGCCGGATGTGCAAAAGATTATGATTCGCACCATGCTGGAAGAACCACGCACGCTTCACTACATTGAAGAAGCGTTGCACGGGTTGGCAGCTATCCAAGAGCTGATGCGTATCAAGGAAATTGCGCACATTTCGATTGGTGGTATTCGAGTAGAGAAAGACAAGATTCAACGGGCAATGGCGTGGGCAAGCAGAGCCGAACAGGGCAAGGTGCGCATTGTTGCAGGAGAGTGGATGACAGAGTTTCTTGACGAAGTCGCCATGTTTCCTAAAGGCAGGCACGATGACTATGTGGACGCTGTGTCTGGCGCAATGCCAATGCTCGGGTACGGAGGGAAGTTGTTGCTATGGGATTAAAGTCAATTCCGATAGAAGCGTTTCCGCCAAGCTATTGGCGAGTGCTTGAAGGGAAGTTGGACGAATCGGGCCCGATTTCGGCAACACACGCATACCGGAATGTACCGGTAATGCGATCTGCGATTGAGTTGCGTGCGCACGCAGTGTCAAATCTCCCCTACATCATCATGCAGGGCGATGAGGATGTGTCGCTAAAGCCAGAGATTGTGACATTCATGCGCACATTGCGTCCACTTCTGCGCAAGATTGAACTCAACTTGTGCCTGTTTGGATGTGCGTACTTACTGATTGAACGCAATCGGTACGGACTCAATGGCAAACTCCGAAGTATATTACCAAACACCATCAGCCCTATTTATGACACGAATGAGGGACTAGTTGGCTTTAAGCGTGTAGTCGGCAACAAAGAGTACAAGTTGTCTACCAAAGACGTGATTTACTTTTGGATGGATAACGTGGAAGCGGAAGTCGGCCCCGGCCCTGCTCCAGCCGAAACCGCACTGCGCTCGGCAAGCACGTTGTACTTTCTTGACACGTTTTTGCAAAACTTCTGGAGTCGTGGTGCTATTAAGGCAACCCTGCTTTCAGTGAACGGACCAACTCAACAATCCGAAATGGAAAAGTTGGAGAATTGGTGGAAGCGGTTTATGTCTGGGGTCAAGAACTCATGGAACACCGTTGCCATTCGCTCGGACATCAAGCCGGTTGTGGTTGGTGATACCCTCAAAGACACCGTGAATCCAGACTTAACCGAACAGTCGCGCACTGATACGCTGACTGCTTTTGGTGTTCCACACTCACTCGTACTCTCAAATGCTGCCACGTATGCCACGGCAAATGTAGATCGCCTTGCGTTCTACGAGGACACCGTCGTGCCACAAGCGCAAATGATTTGTGATGCCATCAACGAGCAACTGTTAGACCGTGCCAATCTTCGCATCGTACCACGACCAGACAAGTTGGAAACCTATCAGCGCAACGAGTTGGATAAAGCGCAAGGCGTGATTCAGCTGACCGGCAGTCCAATCCTGACGGTCAATGAAGCGCGCGACATGATGGGATATGGCCCAATCGACCAAGCCCCAATGAACATTGATGATAAGTTTGACCAGCCAGAGGAAATCATCAACGCCACCGCTCCAAAGGTAGTAGATGAAACGCCCGAGCCGGTGTCTACTGTTCCAGAGAAGCTTACCAAGTCACTTGATACATCTGCATCGCTTGACTTAAATCGCTGGAAAGCGAAAGCAATTAAGTCAATGAAGTCGGGGCGATCTGCGGACGTGCGCTTTGACTCCACAGACATTCCCTATACGGATAGTTGCCATCTTAAGCAATTACTATCTGAAGCGGATTGTACTGATGCGGTCAGTCATATTTTCAAGGCGTTCAAGTCCGCCCCGGGCGAATCACTTACACCAGATGAGCAAGAGCTTTACGACATCTTGGCGCGAGCAATGGCAAAGATTCGCCGTGATGCCGAACGTCAGGGAGTCAAACTTTCGCCTGATGAGTTTGCGCAACGCCTCGGACGTGAGGTGGCAGCAGCTCTTAACCTATCGCTTACGTCGGTCTATCAGCAACTGATTCAGGAAGCGGTGAGTGCCACCGGTATTGGCATTGACCCACTTGACCTGACGTTGCGTCTTGCGCCAGAGTGGGACACGTATGTTCGTGACCGTGGCAAACAGATTGAAGATACCACCCGTCGATACTTGATGGCAATCATCAATGGTGGCATCATTAGCAACGACGCACTCTTTGACATTCCGTTTGGATTGCGCCGAGCCGAAATCATTGCAGTCACAGAAACCACCAACGCCAAAGCAATGGTCATGATGGCAATTCAGAAAATCCTTGCCGAGCAAGGTGTTCAGACGCAACTGATATGGGTGACCGCACAAGACGAACTTGTATGTACCAAGTGCCGACCGCTGAATGGCCAAGCACAAGGAGTGTGGCAAACACCACCGCCAGCACACCCATACTGTCGATGTACTTTGCGATTGGAGGTCGTGTGAAGACATACGCTAACGTCACGCTCTCTCCGTTCCTAAAGAAGATGATTCGCAACCGTGGCGATGATTATGGAACAAAGTTGGAACGGCACACGACTGACCTGCTTCGGGTTATTGCCCGTGAAGGTCGTGACTTTGTGTCGCAGTATCCGCCACAAAAACCACTGAATACGAACAAACCCCATTGGCGACGTGGTATTGGTATGGTGTATATTCGCAAGCGTGACGGACGCATGAGTATCTACGAGCGGTCGCAGATACTTTTTGCCAAGTGGGCGATTTCGCAGTTCCCCACATCAGTGGTGCTATATAACACGGCGACCTACTCTGGCATTGTGCATCGGGATGACATCCAACGCTTCCAGCACATCGGGTTTTGGCGCACGGATGCACAAATGATTAGCTACCTTAAGGGACATCTTCGACGCATGATGCCGAGCGGTATCATGTCTGTGGTGAGGGCATTATGACCGAAATCATGATTCGAGATGGTGTAATCACCACGTTGCCAAGTACATGGACAATTTTGGCGTGGGACAGTACGCGCAATAACAGCAATGCACCACTCACCAACAACGTGGCCATCGCATACAGTGTGTGGAATGAGTTTGATCTCACCACAAACTACAATATCGTGTCAACGTTTAATAAAAACGACGCAAACGCAAGCACGGTTTTTTATGATTTACCCGGCACTGACCTGTCTGGCAGTATCGTAACCTACCCGGGAATGCAGGCATCAGTGTGGTCATATCGAGGAAATGCGATTGGCCCGTGGGCTGGCACCGTGGGATTTGGTGGCGTACTGCAAATGGCATTTTCAAGCATTGCATCGGATGTACGCCAATTACTGCTATCAGTAGGGTCAAAAAACTCCGAGAATGAGCCATCGTGGGCATATGCGTCTATGAACTATTGGTTTGACGCATCAAACTTGCATGACTACATTGAGTGTCGAGTGGGCATCACCATCAAAAAGGTCAAGCTGAATCAGTTTGACAAAACCATCCCACACCTCTATGTCATCTACAAAGATACGTTTTCCTCGCAGATACGATTTTACGTAGACAACTTGCTTGTTGCGTCTATTCCGTTGTTGTCTACCAGCGACCCAGAGTGGTCAACGGTAAATCAAAATGACGACCTTGATACATGGTGGGCATTTAGTGATTACGGATACGTTCCGAGTGCTGGTACTCCAGCAACATACACAGATGCGTATACACTCTTTGTGATTTCGTATGGCGGATTTGGTGTAAATCATACGCCGTTGTTGGACTTGTGCAGATATAGATATGGCATTATCACTGATGCAAATACCGCATCAACGCACATCATCACACTTGACGGCTCAATGATTGCAATTTTTGACATTAGTGATTTCGACACGACGTTTATTTAGGAGGCAGTAAATGGCAACTTGGACAGCACCAACAGATGTTATTGCCGGACAGGCATTGACATCACTTTTGTGGAACGAGCAACTTGGAGCGACAGGATCGCTTCAATATGTCTATGACGAGCTGACCGGTATTCAGCTGAAGCGTTATGTGGTGCTATACAAAAGCACTAACACGGTGTTTGCCACAGCAGGTAATTCTGATTTGGCGTTTGATACTATTGTGGCAGACTTTGCTAATCAACAGCTGAACTTTCCCATTACTACGCCTGTTACAAATATTCCCATTCCAGCAGCAGGAATGTATATCGCAACGTTTCAATTCCGTACCACCACAGCGGTAATCACTCGAAGTAACTTTTTCCTGACAAGTGGTGCAACGACTCGACAGTTTACGGATACCGCAAACACAAGCACTGCAAGCGTGTTGCACTCCAACACGGTGATGTTTTATGCTCCAGCATCTAGCACTGTCAAGTTGAACGTTCAGGTGAGTGCCGCTTCTACTTATACAGCCGCTGCTCCATCGGCAACTGACGGAAGCCAAGTGCTGACGATTGCGAGGATTTGATGGATAAAACGTGGAAAGCCCCGGCCGCCGCTCGTGAGGCGGCTCGCCGAGCGATTGAGGTGCGCAACGAGAAACCGCCATCCCAGCGTGGCATGATCTCAACGGGGCTTGCTCGCGCACGTCAACTCATCAACAATGATAACTTTACCGAGAATGACATCCGTACTATGTACGCATGGTTTCGTCGTCATGCCGTAGACAAGAAGGGAAGTACGTGGGGTGAAAAGGGCAAAGGGTGGCAAGCGTGGCACGGGTGGGGTGGTGATGCCGCATTCTCGTGGGTATCACGCCTCGTAAAGCAACTTGATGCCACCAAAGCCATTTCAGTCAAACCATACTACCGAGATGGTCAACGAGTTGCAGGATACACGACTGCCCGAAGTAAGGAGAAACAACCAGCCACAAGCGGGCCGGATGTCGTTCCAGAGCAAGTAAAGTTTCCTGCGTTGTACCGCAAAGCACGACGCATGGCACGTCAAAAGTATTCCAGCAAGTGGCCGTCTGCCTACGCATCAGCGTATATGGTGGCAACGTATGAGCGTTTGGTGAAGGCTCGTGGTGGGAGTAAGCCGTACCGAACCACCAAATCACTTGAATCCATAGAGAGCGTCGTGATACAGTATGGACAGGAACTTCTTGCTCATGCGCACGATGACAGCGTGAAGCGTGCAAACGAGCCGGAAAATCCAGACCTGTGGCAGCGTGCAATAGCGGAAGCCAAGAAGCGATTCAAGGTGTATCCGTCTGCATATGCCAATGCGTGGGCGGCTCGCTGGTACAAACAACGTGGTGGCACATGGAAGTCTGGCACAAAGGATTTGCGTGAGTGGTTTCGTGAGGAATGGGTAGACATCTCACGACCAATCCGAGAGGATGGCAAGATTGTTGGCTATCAAGCATGTGGGAGATCGAACACCGAAGACGCTGACGGGTATCCCAAGTGCTTGCCAAAATCAAAAGCCATGCGATTAACTGAAGAGGAACGACAACAGTTGATTGCACGCAAACGCCGACAGGGAATGCCAAAGGACGGGAAGCCAACCATGACCAGCAGTGAAACGGGAAAAGAATGAGCTACACCGACAAACAAATTGCGCTTGCCGATGCACTGAATGAACTTGTCATTCGTCATGGTGCATTTGAGGCAGGTGATGATGCAAACGGATGTGACTACCGTGATGGTGAGGAAAACGCCAACCACGGGGGAAAGTGTTGCGCCGAATGTATTTTTTATCGTGGGGGAGGGTGTGCCATCGTCAATGGGGACATTGACCCAATGGGCATCTGTCGATTCTGGATTATCACCGACCAAGCACTTGAAGAAGGAGAGTACGACGATGGCTTACGGGAAGAAGACGGGGAAGAACCCAATGGACAAGATGATGAAGCCAATGGAGAAGAAGCCAAAAGCTACGAAGACCCCCATGAAGAAGAAATGAAGGCGATCCTTACGACCGCCCAGCGCAACAAGCTGAAAGACAGCGACTTCGTGTTTCCAGATGAGCGAGCGTTCCCGATTGTGGACGGAAGCGATGTGGAAGACGCAGTATCGTCGTGGGGGCGGTATCGTGGGGAGCAATCATTTGACACGTTTAAGAGCCGCCTGATTGCCCTTGCCAAACGGAAAAACTTGCAAGACAACTTGCCTGAAGCGTGGAAGAACGAAAAGAAATCGTTTGAGTACGCTATCAAGTCGGTTGGAGTCAACACGTATCGTGGTCTTGGGGTGGTCTTTGGTGGCAGGGACTTGACTGACGATGAGTTCACCAAGTCTACAGAGTTTGGCTTTGAGCGATCTCCTATCGGAATGCCGGTGTTCTTTGAGCATGGGCTTGATGATTCAGGGATTGGCACAGAAGAACTTCGCAAACCCATTGGCTCTGTTACCGGCTATAAGCAGGATGACATGGGTATTTGGTTTGAGTTCCAGCTCAACAAAGCAAGCAAGTACTTGAATCGCATCAAGGACTTAATTGACGCTGGAGTGGTCGGGCTCTCAACCGGCGCACTCCCTCATGTTGTGGAAAGAGAGAAAAATCGGACGATTAAGCAGTGGATTATGGGTGAGCTTTCAATCACCACGCATCCAGCCGAAGCCCGAACTCTGTTTCATATAACGTCACAGGTGGGGGCAAAAGCAATCGAAGAGATTGAGTCACCACGACGGCCCATTATCGTTCTCTTGAAGAAGTAAGGTAAGAACATGGCAGATACCGTAACCGTGGATATGAATGAACTCGCCTCGCAGGTGAGTGGTGCCATTAAGGCCGATGTCATTCAGGCAATCCTCAACGACCCAATCGTCGCCAAGCATGGCGTGGTCACCCCTGATGGTGGTGCCAAAGACAAGGAAGTGAAGAACTTTGCCGACTACATGGCAGCCGTGATTCGTCGTGATGACAAGCGGTTGACCGGCGTATACGGCGTAAAGGCACAGGTGGAAAGCTCTGGTACGAGTGGCGGTTATGCGGTTCCGCCTGAGTACGGTGGCATGATTGATGGCTATGCTGTTGAGTCTGGATTGATTCGTCCAGGCGCAATGGTAATGTCGGTCAACAGCCCCGAGTTCAAGGCCCCACGCTACGACCAAACGATTGCTCCCGATGGCTCATCGGCTATGCTTGCCGGTGTAAAGCTGTTTTGGACGGCAGAAGCTGGGAACATTCAGTCAACTCAGGTTAAGTTTGACCAAATTGACTTGCGTGCTCACAAGTTGGCAGCGTACATCCAAATCACTAGCGAGTTGCTTGCTGATGCTCCGGCCTTGTCGGGGATGCTGATTCGTCAGTTTGGTCAAGCCAAAGCATGGTTTGAGGATTACAACTTCCTTAGCGGGAATGGCGTTGGGAAGCCGTTGGGCATCCTCAATGCACCTGCCACGTACTCGGTTACGCGCGACACCGCCACCGACTTCAAGTTGGCTGATGCCAAGAACATGATTGCCCGTATGCCAGCAAGTGCGCTTGGTCGTGCGGTATTTATCATGCACCAGAGCGTCATGCCCAAGCTGTATAGCATGGCTGAGAGCGGTAACTTTGTTACTTTCTTGCGTGACTTGCAGGGCCGTCCGGCAACGCAGTTGCTTGGTCACACTGTCTTGTTTACTGAGAAGCTTCCGGTGCTTGGCACGGCTGGCGACGTGTTGTTGGTTGACCGCAACGCATACTACATCATGGATCGACAAGACACCACCATCAGCACCAGCGATGCTCCGGCGTTCTTGACTGACCAGATGACGATGCGTATGACCAGCCGTCTTGATGGTCAGCCTGCATTGAACGACAAGATCACCCTTGCCGATGGTTCGTATCAGGTTTCGCCGTTTATCAAGTTGAGCTAGGAGTAAGGAAATGCCTCATTTCACCGAACGACTGTCTGAGGGTTTGGCAATCATCGCCACGATTGACCCTGCCTCACACAGCACTGCCCAGAACAGCGATGGTATTGACATGCGCTTGTTCCGGCGTGTTATCTTTGTGGTGGCCGCAGGTGCCATTGGCGCAAACACTCTTACGGCAGTTATCAAGGGTGGCAACGACAATAGCACGTTTGCGACCACGTTGACCGGCAAGACGTTTTCGTCGGGCGTGTTCAGCGGTAGCGTGGATAACAACACGCAGGGTATCATTGAAGTGACTGCCGAAGAGTGTGCCGCGCAGGACGTGCGCTACATTCGCATGGAAGCCACTCCAAGTGGTGCTGCCATCTTTGGCGTGGTAGCCCTTGCTGGTGTCGCTCGATACGAGCCTGCAAGCGACTACGATTTGGCATCCGTCGCAGAGATTGTTGCATAAGAACAGACGAAGGGGGAAAGTGCTGTGAAGCTGTTTATTTTTATGCCACGGTTGCGTACCATTGGACGGACGCACGTTGCGCTTTGGGAAGCTCGCTATTCGTGGGGGAAACCGCACGTCTATGTGGAGTATCAGCACGACCAGCCGTCCAAAGACGGATACGAGAATGTGACGCATAACTATGAGAAGGCTCGACAGCACTTTCTCTCTACGGACTGTGATGCGTTTGTCAGCGTTGAGGATGACATCATCATCCCCAAGCACGGGTTTGGAGCATTGGCGGAACTGAATGTGCCGGTGGCAATGGGGGTCTACTGTTTGCGACAGAAGCCCAACTATCGCTGGAACGCATTTGTCACCGTCAAGGAAGATGAGGGACTCGCGCTGACAGACCACAACACACCGGAGGTGTTTCAGCTGGCTCGGAATGGATGGGTCAAAGAGGTTGCAGGGGTGGGTCTTGGGTTTACCATGATTCAGCGAAGCGTTCTTGAAGACCTGAAGTTTGAGAAGCGCGGTGGCGCATCCAATGATTGGTATTTCTCAATGGACTGCCAAACCAAAGGATACGGTCAATTCGCACACTTTGGAGTGTTGTGCGGACATATGGTTGAATCAGCGACCCGTCGTGTGTTGTGGCCGGACTATACGGCACACAACTTGCACCGAGAGGAACATGTGTAATGGCGTATGTTACGCTGGAAGCACTAAAGCGATACCTAAAAATCCCAAGCAACGTGACCACGGATGACACGTTGTTGACGGAACTCATTGCAGATACAACAAACATCATTAACGCATACACCGACCGAGTATTCGAGGTGCCTGCCGATACGGTGCGAAAGTTTGATGCAGTGCGGTATCGTGAGTATGCCGACCGGATGCAAATTGAATACTATCAATACTTTGACTACTACGACCAGCGAGTGCTGTGGCTCGGCAAGTACGATCTTGCGCAAATCACGTCGATTGTAAACGGGGATGGAACTACCGTTGCCAGCAGCGAGTATGTCACACTTCCCATCAATGCGATTGCTGACGGTCGGCCAATCTTCGGGATTCGGCTAAAGCTAGACAGCGACGTGGTGTGGACGTGGGATAACAGCCCTGATGCAGCGATTGTTATCACCGGACGGTGGGGGTACTCTGTTACCTGCCCCGGAACAATCGCATTTGCGGCGAAGCGACTTGCACAGTACCTGTACAAACAAAAGGATACAAGTGGCGAGTTAGATCGCACTATCTACACCGCAGATGGAATGGTTGTTCCCAACTCACTTCCAGCGGACGTTGTGCAGTACCTAGAGCCATATAAAAGGCTGGTCATATGAGTCAGATTAACGATATTGTTCAAGCACTTGCGGATATGTCCGTGAATGGCATTACTGCAGAGTACAGCACCACGCTTCGAGATGATGCCGTATCAGCGATTTTGCCGTACCGCTTTATCTCGCACCGAGGAGCTGGAATGTCCGGCAATGCGTTGAATCGCACCACATTCAGTGGCCCTGCATTTGAGTTGCAGTGGAAGCTGGTTGATGTCGTGCTGATTCGACCGGTTGCATCTGGAATTGGAGTATCGGACATCAGCTTTGACGTATATGACTACATGGGCGAGTACGTATCGGCGTTGCGAGATGTTGCAACAAACAAATACGTTATCGTTGATGTACAAATTGAGTCAACGCTGTTGGAATGGCCGGCATCATCAGATCGCCGATATGACGCTGTAATCGCCGTTGTGACGATTGCAGAAAACAACTAGGAGAAACCAATGGCACAAACTTCTACCACCGTATCGGGAGTAATCGCCAAGATTCAGATTAGCTCTGATTTGAGTACTTGGACAGAGATTTCGGGTAGCTCGCAGAGCGTTCAGAGTACTGACCAAGAGCGTGCGTCAAATGAGGCGTACACGCTGGATGGCGACACTGCCATCATCGCCACGGGCAAGCGTCAGCCGATTGACCTTGAGTTCAATATCATCTACAGCGCAACAAGCACGGAAGCTTACGAAGTGGCTCGCGCCATCTTTGAGAGTGGCGACACCGGGAGCAAGGTGTATGTGCGTTGGGTTCCGTCAGGCGGTGTTGACCCGGTTGCGCCAATGTATCGCACGCCCATCACGGGAAGCCCGGCATTTGTTACAATGTTCCGGTACCCAGCTGTGGATGCGGCTGCGCCCGGCCCTATCATGGGTATGTTTCGAGTTCGTACACCGCTGGTGCAAAAGACCACCGCCGGTAACACTTCAGGGGGGAGCGGTACCTAATGCCTGACAAAGCCAACAAGTTTTTGTACAAGTTGAAGCGAAATGAGCTGACGTTTGCTGATATGAAGTTTATGTCGCTCATGCGCTCGGGGGGAATCACTGATGCAGAGGCCATTGATTGGCTTGACCGAGTGGTAGAGGGGGGTGTGATGAACATCCCTCTCCCAGAGTTCAACGAGGTATTTTCCCAAGTCTACAAGCAATTCTACGATATTGACGATCCAGAGGACAATTCGGGAAAAGCTTGAGGTTCCGTGTGATGGCGCACCTTCACACCGGAACTGAATCAATGCCGTTTGAGTTGTTAATCTTGCGGCTCTGTCGAGAGTTTCATGTACTCCCTAGTGCGCTATTGGCAGAGCCGTGGGAGAATATCGCACCGTTGCTCACCTGCATGGCAGTGGAGGCACAAGTAAGGGAGTTTCGGAAATGACCAACGAGCAATTTAAGGTAACGTTTACCGCTGACAATCAGCTGTCGGCGGAACTGACTAAAATTACTCACGATCTTGATGCTACCTATAAAGCAGCAGGGAAGACAACGCAGGGAATTACTGCGTTGTCTAAAGCTTTTGCGCCCACTGCAAGCATGACCAAGTTTGCAACAGGCATTACTAATACTCAAAACGCACTTACAACATTAACTACGTCAGGATTAAATACAGGTCGGCTGAATCAAATCTCGCAGTCAGTCACAAAACTTGCTCGGGCACTTACTTCCTTATCTGGAGTAACAGTACAACAAAATCTTGCAGCTCCATTATCTAAATTGAGTAAATTAACTGTCACTCCATTGACAAACTCAATGCACAAATTAGCTATTGCTAGTGGACATGTTTCTCGCAATCTTAATAGCATTGTAAAATCAATGTCTAAATTGCAAAGCATGGGTGCGTTAAATGCCAAGATGACTGTTACCATGCCAAAAACGGGTGGCACGGGTAGCACGGGTGGCACGGGTGGTGCAGGTGGTACTACTCCGCAACAAAAAACCGGTGTGCAAGGTTTTGCGTCATCGTCTGGATGGCGCGACTTTGAGAAAACGCTTCACATCTTTAACTCGTTAACCTATGCAGTTGGAACAGTACAACTTGCGTTTCAGTCGTTATTTGATACAATCGCTCGTGGCAATGAATTAACTAAAGCACAATCTCTCTTAATGGGTGTTTCCCAAACAAAGGGAATGTTACTTGGCACAAGTGCAGCTGAACGATACTCTGCGGCAATTCGAGTAGCAGCAAAAAATCAATTACTATTTGGTGGTTCATTTGCTGAATCTATTAACGGCATCCTGAAACTTCAACAGATTTCTATTTCAGCTGGCGTAAGTGTAGAGGAACTGAATAATGTAGTTCAGTTGCTTGCTATGCGTGACCCGATTCAGGGTATTGAAGGCGCAACAATCGCTGTGCAAGAATTAATGTCGGGCGACCCCATGTCGCTTCGACGACGTTTTGAGTTGCCATCAGATGAGGTCAATGCACTTGCCAATGCGGCTGGAGATGCAAAAGGGCAGATTTCTGGTCTTACCGCACTGCTTGGAACGCAAGGCATTACCGCAAAAGTGCTTGCAGATCAATTAGACACCACGGCTGCCGCATACGCCCGATTTGGCGCAGTAACAAGTGTTGCTGGTGAAACATTTGGGCAGGGCATTGCCGAAATGTTTAAGAATCCTACAGAAGAATTGACCAAGTTTATTGCTCAATCGCTGTATGGATATGGCAGTATGAGTACATCGGTCGGTCAATTTGGGAATGCAATATCAAGTGTATACATGGGGCCAATGGCATCATTTTTGTCAACAATTCCCACAATGATTTACGAAACCAGCGACATGAAATATGCGTTTCGTGAAGCAAATCAAGAGATTTTTGATAGCTGGATTCAGATGGGATTGATTCATGACCCATACCGAATGAAAGAGTTGGAAGAAATTACGTATGGGGTAGATCATTACAATGCCATTGCCAACGAAATGATAAACACACAGATGCGTGTCAATGACGCATTTATGCAAACAGGTCTTGTCACGGCTACACTTGGTGAAAGCATTGGCGATTACATTACTCAAATGAATCAGTCCAATCAAGTATCACGACGTGAATTGCTGTTGAATGCAGCATTGATTAAAGCAAAAACAGATTTTGCTGGCGCAACACTTATCACTGCTCGTGTATTCAATATTACCGAAAAAGAGGCATCTCGCTTACTGAAAACACTGCAAACTACAAAACAATTTGAGGAGGGTGGTGGTGCGCTTAAAGATACTGCTGCCAACATTTATGGCATTGAGTGGCCGGTTGAAGAACTGAATGAAACAGCAAAGGCCACACGAGCAGTGGCAGACGAAACAAAACGCCTCAATGAAATCTATCAAGACACAATGGAGCGTCTAGTTGAGTTTGACAAAGAAGTGTATCGCAAGCGCATTCGTGAAATGCAGTCGTATTATGCGGAAGCTACACTTTTGCAACAGCAACGTGCATATGAAATGCGTGCCAACGACCTTGACCTTGTTGAGGGGCGGAACAGCAAGTTAGAAGCTGCTGACCGACAGCGGTTGCTGGCTCGTGAGAATATTGAGGCATACGGCCAACTGCAAATGAATCAGGCAGTTGCAAAAGCTAACGAGATTGCGCTTGGTGGGAATGCCAAGTTTGCGCAAGAGTACCTGAAGATTCAGGAAGATCGCATCAGCGAGGGGTCAAAGCTGTATCAGCAACTGCATGATACGCAAGTGCGGTTAGAGGGTGATCCTGAAGCGCAACAACGTGCCAAACAGATTTACGATGAATCTGTCAAGCTGATGGATGAGTACTACAACACCAAAGTCGGACTTGCTGACGCTGCCGCTCGTGAGCAACGAGAGGAAGAGGCGAGTCAGCGTCGGCAGATCATTGACGATGCAATTAAGAGCGTGTTGCAGTTAGAGAATGTTGACGAAACTCAACGTCAGGCTATCATTCAGGGATTAGAGATTGCCAAGACCACCATCACCGACCTGTCAAACACGTATGTGGATAAGGTTGATGCAATGCGTGGAAGCCTTAACTTATTGGCTGAAGCACTTGCGAAAGTCCGTAACGAGTCAAACATTCTTACCCCACAGCAACTTGCGGCGTTTAATGGCATGGGCATGGGGCAGATTACCGCGCCTCCGGGTGGTTCGGTAGATGTAACTCAAACCACCGTCAATGTAGGTGGTATTAACATCACGGTGAACTCGCAGGTCAGTGCAGAAGAAATCCGCAAGATCGTGTTGAGTACGTTGCAGACTCAACTGAATCAGAGAGGGTAATCATGTTTGCATCATGGGGTACATACTTTAAGTCCATCCATCTTAACAACACGTCAGGCGTGCTGAATCCAAATGGTGATTACACTGACCCTGCAACCACTCCGATTGTAGTACTCGCAGACTCGCAAGGCTCTGGATACACGCCAATGGCCACGCAATTCATTGACGTGTACTCTGGCGGCGCGCCATTCACGTTGACACAGGAGCTTGTGCAACGAGGCGCAGAGGTGCAAGAAGAAGAAATCCGTATTGCAGTATGCGGTAACTCTATTTCGTCAATTATGACGATTGTGTCTGATTTGCGTCGAGCGTTGAGTATGCAGGAGTACACCGGACATCAAGTGCTTGCAATTCGACGGCCAAACCAGACTGCATATACCGAGTGGTTTGTGCAATCGGCAATTATCCAAGAAGAAACAACATTCTTGGGTCGTGATGTAAAGCACACCGGATTCCCCGTAGTGTACCTCAACATTAAAATCACGCGCTCTCCGTATGGTGCTGATTCTGCAACCACCGCAACGGCTACCGTAGGGTATCCCACCAACACCATACCACTAGTGTTCTACGGGGATTATGCGTTTGACATTATTGACATCTCCGAAAACCCCAACTTGGTTGGGTCGCTTATGAATGTTGATATAAATTGGAACTTAACCGGCTCAACTCGCAAGTTCGGGCCAAGTATGCTTGCTACTATTGTGGATGACACCGTGATAGATCAAACAATTTCTGTAAGTGGTACGCTTGCAGCAGGTGGTTCATTTACATTTGCAAGTACATACTCGTACCAGCTATTAGATGTGCAACACAGTAATGCGCCGTTGATTGTGGCAATTCTTGGCGATCCACAAAGCAACGAGATTGAAATGCGTGCCACTATTCAGGGATACAGTACTCCCTATGTGCGAAGCGTGGGCACAAATATCAACACGTCAAATGGAATCAATCGCATTTTCCTTATGCCACCCATCAATGTGGCATCACTGTTTGAGGGTTTTTCGGACTACAACACGTCGTACTCTATCCCAATCACCATTAGTATTCGCAATATCAATCGTGGCTCAACCCGAACATACACGTTCAATAGGCTATGGATGTTCCGCTCTGACAATATCCTGCAATTATTTCCAAGCACGGTGTGGACTTCCCGAACAGAGCAATACATTCAGTATCGAGTAGCTTCGTTTTACGACCAGCTGGATACACCTGCACAGCCACTGCCTACGTCAAAAGCGATGATAACTACTACCGATGCGGTCGGCTTTGATACTCGGTATGAGTATAGTGAATCTTGTGAAATGCGTGGTGCTGGATTGCGTGTTCGGCAACTCTATGGCATGATGAAGGGGTATATCTGGAACTTTGACTCCACATGCTCATACATCAACCCGACATGGGATTACATCACGCCTCCAGACGCACCGGGACTTAATTTGACATTCCGCTTTGGAGCGTTGCATCAAACCATACAAGGATAACTATGACAACCGCTGACTCCTTGACCGTAAACATTCTTAATCGAGGGTTGTACAGTGTGCCTGTAGTGAATGATCTTATCCAAATCACCGGCGGACTGACTACATATCAGCACTCTATCACCGCTCGTGGTGGGTGTGAGTCGTGTACGCTGACGCTTGATGTGTCACTGACGGATGCTCCACAATACCTTGATATGGTGCTACGCCACGTTCGAGTCATTGACCAATATGCACAACAAATCTGGACAGGCATCATCTCATCAGTAACCGTTGACTATGGCAGTGCAACCACAAGCGTTGGTATTGACAACTTTGCCTCACGCTATGCACTTTTTCGTTCTGATACAAACACGCCATCAACAACCCTTTTTGACTCTAACGTTGCACAAACATACTGCGATAAGTACATGCCAATCCAAATTAAAGCATACATTGGAAATGCGGCCATGCAAACAGCATATCTTACCACGCAATTAAATATGTTTGGCATGCCAAATATCCAAACAACAGCTAACGCACAAACACGATCTAGTCAGCAATGTCGCATTACCATCAATGCAGTAGGATACTACTCCGCATTGGCATGGGTAGTAGTGCAAGCGCAACAAAATGGATTAAATACCAATTCGGATGCGTTTGCTATTACTATGCTTCAGCAGGCACTCACAAACAACAATTATTTTTCTATTGGAAGTGTCTACACTACTACCAATGTCAACATCGGATCAGGTGCATATTGGAACGCATATACTACATATCAGCAAATCATTGATGACATTTTTAATGCTGGTACTGATGTTGGGCAAGTGCTTGCGTGGGGCGTACAACCGTACAACAATGCGTTTGAGATGAAGCTATCTCAAATCAACTATAAAACGATTGATTATATAAAATCACTTGGCTCGGCCAAGATTTTTGGCGCAGCTGGGAATGAGATACCGCCGACACAAGTACTTCCAGATCGCAATCTGTCTATTCAAGAGTTCAAGCCGTTGTATCAGCAATATGGGTTGTCATCTATACCCGGGCTTCAGTACATTGACCGTGTGTCACTCCAGATTGACCGCAACGGCTATGAGCTGAATCTAGAGCCGTCTGGATTGTGGGACTCAATGTACGAGTTGGCTCGGCTTGTCAAAGACCGCAAATGGCGGTTTAGCACACGATAGGGGGAAGATGTGCGAATCATTCGAGGAAGGGTCGTGCCAGAGGCACACCTACTGACATGGTTTTCTAATTACGCGCGCCACTTGGATTTAGAAGTTCGCTACGAGATTGCAAGTGCGTACACGGCTTGTGGATACTTCACAACGTTTGGCAACGTCTACCCACTTGCGCACGCTGCCATTGAAACCAATCACTTTACCACTGACGAGTTCATTCAGCGACGCAATCCAGCCATACCCGGGTCGCACACGTTTGACACCTACAGCTCTGGGGTGGTGGCGCATATGGCTCACCTGTGCGCTTACGTGTACATTGACGACGATCTTGATGCGTTTACCAAGTCATTCATCAAGCTCTCCCCTGCAAGCGCACAGGTGCATAAAAGTCAACTTCGAGGAACGGTCAAGGATTGGGAAGACCTTTCACCTCGGTGGAATACATCGCCATCCTTTGCGAAACAACTGCACTTTGTTGCACAAACCATCCTAGGCTGACATCGGTGAATACCACCTCAACTCTGCCAGCAGGGAATGGTTCGGCTCGGCGAATGGCCACCGAGTGAATGTGTGTATCGTCTACCCTCAATCCGTCCGTCAGCGCATCCTGAAGTACCTTTAGCAGGTTATCCAAGTCGCGCTTTCGGCGATCTGGAGGGTAGACGGTTACCCATAGACTAAACGGACACGGAACTCCCCCAAAGCGTTGCACTCCATTTGCCGTCAGGAGCGACACTAGATGTCGATAGTCCTGTGCTACCGGCTTTAGGACACGCCTGCCATCTCGCAACGTCATGTACGAGTGATTGACGCTTGGAGGGTAGGGGAGTTCAACTCCCCACGGCGTGAAAGCCATTCCTGAAACTGCGGTCGGTGATGCTCGTTTGCCCATTTGCTTACCTCATCCACGCAGTAGTACTTACACCGATGTGAAGTATACGCCTCTTTTGGGAATCCCTTGTGGAATGTCCAATTTGAGATGTGTTGATATGGCACGCCAAACGCTTCCATCAGTTCTAGTCTGGTAACAAAGTTACTCTCTGGTCGCTTTGCGTGCCACATTTCTTTTGCATCCGCAATCATCTTGCGCATCCGGTCAGTGGTGGGCTTCATTTTACGTTGCCAATTCCCCTCCGCCAACCACTCAAGTAGATGCGTAGACGTTACCCAATAGGCATTGCCACGCTCGTAGCTCTTTAACCCACTCCGGATATACAGGTGTGTGGTAGAGAGAGGGACACCCATCTCTCGTGACAACTCTCGTACCGAGAAGTGCGTGTCTAGTATCTTTTCCTGCCTACGGCCAAGCAGGCGATTCATTCGCACGGTTACCGACCACACCGTGCGATTCAGCTGCTTGGCAACCACTCCGGGGCGCACCCCATTCTGGAACGCTTCCTGCAAGATCACATCCTCGTGCGCTTCCCACATACGATGGGTACGTTGCTTATATCGTACTGTCATTATGCACCTCTTTCATACGCTTGCCAATCCACTCCGCCACCGGCACAGCCACGGAGATGTCTTGACAAGGGAATCCTCCGCAAACAACGTCGATTGTTCCTCGCTCATACGAAACCTTTCTCACATCTGTGTGCAACGTGGCAGCAGGGAAGTGCCGTTGCAAAATCTTCTGGGCGTGTTTATCAATCTCGCACACGCCCACCACAGTCATCCCAGCACGCTCAAAGCCCAAATCAAAGCCACCGATACCACTGAATAGGGAAAGCACGTTCATTTATCTATCCCCCGTGCCAACTTCCACCCTCGCACTAACCCCATTCCAAACAAACGCAATTCGTCCAAAGAGTAACTTTGCGGGTCAATACCATGCTTGGTAAATGGCTGATGGATGGCATCTCGCATGTACTGTTCTAGGCGGTCAATTTCCCAAAAAATGTATTCTTCAGGAAAGAGTCCATGCAACACAAAGTGTGGGCCATCCCCATTTGACCAAAATGCAAATATCTCAAACTTTCTTGTTGCGTACACAGTCACGCACCCAAACCCCTCAAAGTGAATGGATATTTCCTCGCCATTCCAGACGTATTTTGCAAGGTGTGGCGCACCAGCTTCCTCATGAACAGTTAACGCCACACCGTGAGGTGAACGAAACTCACCCTGTACCATGCGCAGTTTCATTGCAATTCCCTTTCGTACTCACCGAAGCGTGCATCCGCCTCGCTCCTACTTACTCCCCACCACCAAAGGACAGCAACCCCCAGATTGTTTGCACCACGTTCCTGACAGTAGATGCGATACCGACCACTGCGTCGATCCTGATACATCGTGAGTAAACCGCCGGGTGAGTTTGACACCTTCACAACCGTGTTGTAATTGTTTTGCACTACTTCCCCCTTTCTCGAATTACTTGGCGATACGATTGCAGTGGCAACCACAGCCTCTGCGCCTGATTGATGCGGTCGGCAAGTCGCTCATCCAGCCGATTGTAGAGTTCCTGTGGGTCAAGGTTGCTGGTGTAGACCGTCTTTTTGTTTGTACGACTATCAACAATCCGAAGCAACCGCCCTCGTACCCAATCGCTCTGGTCTTCCTCTGCACCGATGTCATCAAGTACTAGCATATCACAATACGATAGTTTGTCAATTAGCGCATCCACGGTGTTAGTCTTCACGCTTGACCGTAGCTCATCCACCAAGTTTGGCAGGATACGATACATCACGTTGTATCCCATCTCGGCGTACCGCAGTGCCCACGCACGAGCAAGATGGCTCTTCCCAGACCCTACGTTGCCCCAAACGTAGAAAGACATACCATTCGTCGGGTCATCCTCTTTCAGCGTCGCATACGCCCGCTGGAGGGCACTACGCTGGAATCTAACGGGAATGGTTTCGTTCCCACTTCGATAGTCCGACATCGGACGGTCAAGATCAAACGCATCAAACGTGTCATCGGCAAATGCCTTCAGTGATTCTCTTAAGACGCTCCCTGCTGGATTGCATGAATCACACCGTTGCAATACTCGATACCGGTAGTCCGCAGGGTCAACGTCAAGGTAGTACCATCCAGCCCCGTCGCAGTTGCACCCAGCCACAAGCGGTCTAGAATGGTAGGTCGTAATCCGGTTGACCTTGCCCTTCGTGCGGTAGTACTCGGCCCAATACGTCTTGCTCGCCTCGTACACTTCCTTCCCCGTCATCCCTGGTCGCACTATCCCCAATTCCTGAAGCGGAGATTTCTCTGGCATACTCGGCAAGGTACGCTGCCATCCGCTCTTCACGCTGTTGCCGCTGAATGTCCCCTCGTTGCGCTTGTCGTTGTCGCTTGTCATTCTGTTTCCAGCCTTCCTTGTACACTTGCAGGCATCCTGCAACGTTTCCCTTTCGGTATCCCCTACTCACCCACTCTTTGCAGATACTCTCCCATCGTGCAAGATCACCCACCTCGCGCATCACCTCATCCCTCACAGCGATTGGTACTGATAGTCGGTGATAATCCCGAAAGATGGTCAACGGTGTTGGCTCAACTGTCGGAGTTTCTTTTGGCGCACGTTGACGCTTCGGCTTGGCAGGTTTCTCGCTCTGTACAATATCGCTAGATATTGTATTTCTTTTCTTTTCTTTATATGTTGGCAATTTTTGCAATACCTCTGTAGCAGTTTTTGCTATAGCATTTTTTTCTATAGCAATTTCTTCTATAGGTGCATCATTGCAACACCCCTCTGGAACGTCGTGAATGGTATACACTGTGCCACTTGCCGTCTTCACACTTTGCGTCAAAAACCCAAGTGCTTGCAGGCGCGCGGTGGCCGTGCTGATTTGTCGGATTGAGCATCCGGTCAGCTTGGCAAGTGCGGAGAGCGACAGGGTGGTGGTCTGCTGATGATACCCGATGGTGTGTCGGTATATCACCAGCATGATCTTGACCTCTGTCCCAGACAAGTCTGGCATTCGCTCAATGAACTTGTTCGGGAGCTTCGTGAACATGGTGAATCCTACGTCATGCAGTAACCGCTCTCGCAGTTATCGAGTTCCTCGGTACTAAACATATTGTCGCTTGGAGCGTCTACAGCGTGTTCTAATGGAATCAACCACGGCGACAGATACACCTCATCTCGACCAGCGTTGGCTCGCTTCACATTCAGATGCTTTTCAAGATCAACGGCTTTGGCAAAGAGTTCGGGTTGATGTTGCCGAAGCTCAATCCAATCTCGCTTTCGGAAGTACGGACAAAACCAGCACGATGACTTGGGGGCAGCAGGAAGTCCTGCTTCTCGAATCACGTCCTGACACATACGCCGAGTCATCAGCATATCAATGAGAGGATACTCCTTGAACACAAACGGCTCACGTTCCGGGTCGTCAGTGCGCATCCGATACGACTCATCTGCACTGATGCCAACCCCAAGTGGCTGTCGATTCTGCTTGGTAGCACCAGCATGTTGTTTCATCCACCGCTCAATGACCTTGACCTTCCACTTGGTCGTGCAGTTGCGCTGTGCTGGTTGCCCAATCTTTCCCATCTTGGCAGGAATAGACACGTTGGTATTCTCACTCATAATGTCCTGATACAACGTGATCCCGTTCTTTTGCACTTGGTGGATTTTCAACCCGTTGCGCTCGGCGTATGGGATGGCCACGTCACGCAAGTATGCAATGGTCTGTGGATTCTCGGTATCATCTCCGACATTCGCAAATACAAAGTCGGTGTACGGCATCTTCCCCTGCGCTGACAGCACTAGCACCGCAGTGGATTGCACCCCACCTCCAAAGCTAAACACTCGCATATGCCTCTCTCCGTTTGATACAATAAAGATGCAGTTCCTCTGCTGCATTCGTGACGGGCAACGTTCCCCCTTGCCCGTCACGATTTTTGCTACTTGTGATACCACGCCATTGCGATCCGAATCGCATGGGCCAACGACAACCGCCGACGCAGACTCACGTCCTTAAGGCGATTATAATCCACCTGTGTGAAGTACGCCCCTAGATGCACTCGAAACCGCTCCATTGGCACTTCCAGCACGGGTGAGCCAGCCTCAATCCACTTGCTCACTACCATCCGAATGTGGTCGCTCATGGTGTTCATTTCGGCTTTGGCGCGCTGATTGACCTTTGCGCCCAGCTCCGGTGGAACGCTCGTGGCGACCATCGTGAATGTCTTCATAGAGTCGTTCGATGGCATGTCGTACTACTTCCCCTTTCGTCACCCGAAGCCGTATGGCTACGTCAGTGATCTTGTTTTCAATTTCCTGATTCACTCGAATGGATAGAATCCTAGATAGCATCTTCGCCCTTTCCGATGGGATACCCGTTGGCATCAACGGCCTTATGCAGTTCCAGCACTTTGGCAGCCATGTCTGTTGCGATAATCATCTCGTTGTAATGGATGTTCTGAAGCCTGTCCAAGTCCAAGTGCATTTGGTACACCATATGCTCAAATCGCAACGTCTGGTACTCCTGCAACTTTGCGTCCTCCGAGATACCACGTTTGGCGATGCCCGTTGCCCAAATCTGCATTTCCATCAAATGCTCACACATCGTGGTGAGATGGTCAGCCCGAATCTTGTAAATCGCCTGCATCTGGGCTGATGCGTCAGCAACGTCCTTAAATGCTCCCATACTATCTCCTTGTGGCTAGGCAGTTGCCCACCTAGCCACGCTTCCTATACGATTAGTGCCACTCTTGGGACGGATACATTACCTCCCAATCAATTTCTACCACCCCATTGCAGTCTGCGCCAAGTGCTGCCAAGATGTCAATGTCGCTTGCGTCCCGTTGCATGGGTGACAGTCGCTGATTTGGTGCATTGTCATAGACCACTGCCACATGGTTAATCAGGTTGTCTGCGTTGCGATAAATCGTGACCTGTGCCTTCTTGCCATTGAGTTGCCCAGCATAGGTTACACTCCGATAGGTTACTATCATACCTTTATCCCCTTCCCTTCCAGAGCGGTCTTGATGTACTTACCAAGTTGAATTAGGTCGGCATCAGCCAAGTCTTCCATTGGCATATCCAGCAGTGGGTGTTTCAGGTCAACCTGCTTATCTGCTGCCAACCGTAACAGCTGGTCAATGCGATCCTCAAACTGCTTGCGCTTATCGGGTGCTTTATTCGCATCATGCTCGGCACGACGTTGCGCTTCCTCGACCTCCTCACGGCTTGCAATGCTGTATCCCTGACGCTTGTCCGCCGAGTATCCGAGGAACGCAAGGGCTCGACCAACAGCACTCGTTTCACAATCCTCAATGGGATTGGTAGCTTTGGCACTGTTCCCAGAGATGTCCAACCGGAAGCTGGACGTGGCAGTAGCCACACGGTCGTTGCGCATCGTGATGGTTGCCTGAATGTATCCCATCGCCGAGGTCAGCATCACGGGCTGACTGATTTCCACCTTCAGAATTTCTGCCTGTGCATCGAAGACGCGCTCCGCCACCGGTGCATAGTTGGCCAACCGATTGTTGTTGTTGCTCACTTGATAGCCTCTTTCCACTGTTCGTGCTTCTCGGCAGCCGTCTGGAAGTGACGGAGTGCCTGCCCAAAGTACAACTTGCCTTCCTCGCTCCCATCTCCCAACATAAACGCAGTGCGGTGTGCGCCAAGCCCAAGACGCATCTCGGTATCCACCTCATCCACCAAGCGATCTGCCGCATCACCACAGCCGTAGGGAAGCTTCTGTGTATCGTACTTGACGATGATGGCATCCAGCTGGGTGATGGTCAGCACATCTCCCCACAGCTCGTGCGCTTCCACAAAGTTCTCCGACCATGCCACCGGATTACATACCGTCTGGGTTGGCTCTGGCACACTTGTTGCCGTAGCAGGCAGTGGTGTGGCTTCCACAAACTCTTTGTCTGTCGTGTCCATCAGCGACCCCACAAGTCCAATGAAAATCATCAATCCCAATCCCCACACGCATCCCTTACGCATCTCCTACCACTCTTTCTTTACCATCAGATAGCCTTTGGTTGTGGACTCCGACCGTGCTTTGGCAATCGCATTGGCGGTATGCACATCCCCGTCCTGAAGACACTGTGCAATGAACGCATCCAGCACCTTCGTATCGTACTTCACGGTGGTGCGATCCTTTGTCATCGTCACCGTGCCAAGCCCCGTAATCACCAGCTTCTCACCCCCACGCTTGACCATAATTTCCGTGAGCGCATTCCGGATGATTTCCTTGCGCTCGGTCAGCAACTTGAGTTCGCTTTCGACCTCACCAAGTTCGGCAAGCAGCTCTTTCTCGTTCCACTCTGGATTAGTCATCGTCGCCATCCTCCTCATCAAATGCCTCGTACCGACTGACTGCATCAAACCCCTTCAGGAATAAGGGAATCTCATCAGCGGTAAACGGAGTGGTGCGCCACGGAGATTCATGCACTACCTTGTTGTCTACCTTTAGCACAAGACGGAACCCGGTGTCATCTGCAGTAGATCGCTGGATAACTATACCTCCCACAAACCGACCAAGTGCTTGCTCATGGAATGAGATAAACTTCCATGCGTCTTCCTTGCACCGCTGAATAACCAGACCATGTTTCATGAGCATATCAAACATGTTTTTGGATTGTCTGCGTGCATAGTACAGACTCGCTAACTGTGAAATCCGTTGAAGATTAAACGTCCGACGAGTGCTGTCCCAATACTCACTGCGATGCACGTATTCATTGTGAAAGATTACATCATTTTCAATGATGAGGCTGATACGGTCGCCATAGCGCATCAAGAACACCTGCAAGTCTGGCTGTTTGTATCGTGGCACATCAGCAGACAACTGATACAGCTGGTTGCCAATGCTCCGCTCCAAGACTACCGGAACTGCCGTTTGCTCATCATTGGTGTAGATGGTCAAATACAAATCACTCACCCTGTTCCTCCCTGTTCCGCCACACCTGAATCGCCGCATAGAGGTCGAATCCATTGAGTACCGAATCCTCGCCCAAGTACTGACGCACCTGATGAATGTTTACCACATCACCACGCTCGTCGATGTACTCGCAGATAATCCCGATGAGTTCGTCAATGGTGACGTTCTCTGGCACGGTCGTCTTGTGTGCGATGTTGCCGACAGTGATGGTGCCAAGCATCTGTTCCCGTGTGATTTCCATGTCATTTCTCCTACTGTGTCAATCTGACAAGAGTCATTGTATTACAAAGAAAAAAATATGTCAAGGGGAATCTTGCACCAATTTCGTGATGCCACGAAAAAGCTCTGCTTGCTCGCAGGCGTACGCGCGGAACCGGAACCCGAGTAGTAGACCAGCAAGCAGGCGAAATCGCATCGCCGAGTAGTAGGAACGAACGAGCCACCTCTTTCCCCGTCGCTCGCAGGCGCGCGGAACCGAAGCCCGAGTAGTGGGGGGTGAGTACGCGCGGAACCGAAGCCCGAGTAGTAACCCCCCCCAGCTCGCAGGCGCGCGCCCGACCGCCCCGACGCGCCCCGCTCCGGCCCCGGCGGTGATCCCGTCAAATGTCGATTTTCTCATCTTTCACCCGGCTCCGGTGGTGCTGGCTCCGCGGTGATTTTGGCAGCTCCGGGGTGGTGGTTGGGGTGATCTTTTGGGGGTGATGTGTGCATATATAGAATTGGTGGCAATTCATGTTTGACAAACATACATACATCATGTATATTGTAGACAACCCGGCAACGATGAACGCCGGTACACAGTAGGGAGAACATACAGTATGTTCACACGTGACGATGGTACACAGTTGGAAGTGGTGGTAATTCGGTGGTGGTTGCCAACCAAAACGAACGCTAACGAAATCTTTAGTAAGCATGGTGGTTTCCCCGTTGACAAAAACGGGAGCATCAACATTACCAACCGTATCATCAACGGCAACATGGTCTACGATGTTGGCAAGTGGTTTGTGATGTTTGCAGATGGGTACCGGTTGGCCAAGCTCCCGGTGTGTGTGAACTTGTTCGATGATGCTGGCAACCCGGCAACGTTTACCGGGGAGCAATACAAAATTGACATACACCCGGGATTGGGCGCGGCTATGAAGTTTGATAGTGTGTGTGATATGACAATCAACGTAAAGGAGGAACAACGAACGGCGGTACCAACAAGCTACATTAAATATAATGCACGTATGTCAACCGCTACCATTGGCGCCGGCCGTTTCAAGGGTGGCAAGTATGGAGCTGCAAACAACAACGAAATCGACAGCACCAAACCAACCCTAACGATTGTACACAATGACAGCACCGCGCCGGATTACCACCGGGTAATACCGGATACATCAACGTACGTTAGAACCGTATCACTTAACCCCAAGTATTTGGGTGATCTTGCGAAGATGTGCAATGATGCCACATCAATTACGCTACACTTCGCAAGTGAAAACAGCACAGAAAACCCGGTGTATGTCACTGTGTCCGATGGTGGTGACACGGCCCCGGTGTTTGTGGTAATGCCAATGATGGTGAAGTGATGGAATTACTATTATTTTTGATTGCATATCTGATTATGCGTAGTGAAAAGAAACGGAACGGCAAGTAATGAACAAGATTAAGTATTGGTTCGCATGGAAGATTTTGGGCGTGTGTGTGTGGTCTATTGTGTACACTGATGGCACGGAGCAAATCACAACCAGCATTGGTGCGGCGTTTGATGCGGCCGGGGTGTACACCCGCAATGTGGGTTGTATGGGGTATGTGATTAACCCGGCCGGAGAAGTGGCAGCAGTGTTCTCACACGGTTTTTACATGGAATAGTCAACAAGATCACCACCCCCGGCAATGGTTGGGGGTGGTGATGATAGGAGAGTAGACACAATGACAAACAATGAAAAGAACTTGCAAGAACGGGCCAAGCAGCTGGGGTTGGGGGTTGCCACGTATTCCCCGGGTGATGGTAAACGGTATGTAGTGAAAGCAGCTCCGCACTATGATTACTTTGGTGATGGTGACGTGTACCGTGCTGGTTGCAACCCCGGCAATGTGGCCGCATTTTTGGCCGGGGTGTCCTATGCACAGTATGATTTGTCTAGTTCGATTTTGCGCCGTATGGGTGTATTGCAATCTGACATTGCACAGTATGACAAGGAGCTATCACAACCGGGGATTACCGAAGAAGTGACAGAACGCATCACCCGCAATCGTGCATACACATACCATCGGTTGGAAGTATTGCGCCGGGTGTTGGAAGTGATAAAGGAATTAGAGCAATGACAATAGAACGTGGTGTATATGGTTGGGTGGTGTCAGACGTGATTAATGGTTATCTGGTATCACGGTTGTATATCGGATACACTAAGCGACAAGCACGGCAACGGTTTATTGCAGAACACAAGTAATCAACAAGATCACCACCCCCGGCCGATTGCTGGGGGTGGTTTTTTGTACCATTTTTTGTTGACAAAACAGCTTCCATTAGAGAACGTGAAAAAATCATCACCCCCGGCCGCGCCGCTGAAAACCGCGCGTAATCCGGGGCCGGAGTAGAGAAGTGATACACCCCCTAAAATCACCCCCCAACCCCCCCAAAAAAACACCCCCGGCAGCTCCGAACCACCACCCCGGCCGGGTGGTTTTCTCATTTCACGCCAGCACCCCCCCGGGGGTGATCCTCCCCCGGTTTTTCGCAGCTCCGGGGGTTGCTCCGGGGGTTGCTCCGGGGGTGGTTGCAACGTATATATGGGAGTGGTTGTAATTCATACTTGACAAATACTTTTACATCGTATATATTTGTGGCAACCCGGCAACGATGAACGCCGGTACACACATAAGGAGCCCCCCATGAATCGCAACGAAATCACCCCGGCAATGCTTGAGGCCCTCACCCCGGCCGTGTTGGCGGCTATGTCACCGGAAGACTTGGAAGTCCACATCTTGGCAACGTACCAACCGTTGGTTACCCCGGCCGTTGCGTTGCGTGTGCGGTATACCGACGTGGCACGCCGGGCGGCGATGCAGTACCGGCACGGTGCCGAGATGGTAACGATTGACACCCGGTACTCTGACTATGTGGACGTGTCGTTGGATGTGTTGAAATCGGTTGAATGTGCTTGGTTTGATATGTGGCCGGTTGACGTTGACGTCAATATTGACGCCGTTGTGGACATCAATCGCACCGGTTTCCGGTGGGCAAGCAACCCCCCAACCCCAACCCCCAAGCAGCCAACCCCCCCGGCAACCACTATGTATGCGACGCTAGTGGCCGGGGTTGCCAACCGGTATGCTCCGGAGGTGTTAATGTCCACATCATACGCAACCATGCAGGATTGGGTGGCCGGCGAAAAACTGTGCAACCACCCCGGCACCACGTGGGTGGTTCGTACCGTTGCGTTGTCGGTTGAAGTCGGCACCCATGTGGTGTACGTTGATGGGGGGGATGTGCTGACCAAGCATTCATCTATGGTTGACGTTGCCGAGATGATGCGCTACTACGCAGGCGGTATGGCCGGCGACTTGGGGGCGACGCTTGACACCTGCCACACGGCTTATGATGTGGTTGCGACCGTATGCAATCACCTAGTTGGAACCGGTTGCTCCCCGTTCGATATTGACGGGGAAATGTTGGGGGTGGTGATGTATACCGGCGACTACCACACCCCGTTAACAAACAACGACTTGGAGGCATATGCCAACATGTGGTACACGTCACTCGAAACTATCGACACGTGCCGGGGGTGTGGTTACACCGTTGACGTTGCCGACGCCGTTTTAATTGACGATGAGGTGTGGTGTGAGATGTGCTATGCGGATACGGTTGCCACGTGCCGGGGGTGCGGGTGTGAGATGGAGGAGGATTATGCACATCACCACAACGGCGAGGTGTGGTGTGAAATGTGCTACAACAACCAACCGGTGCACTGCGATGGGTGCGGGTGTGATGATGTGATGCATTGTGACAATGGTTCGTGGTGCGAGATGTGCTATGTAGATACGGTGTGTAACGGTGATGATACCGGTGACCTGCATGATGTGGTAGCTACCATCTGCGATGAAATCATGGCCGGGGTATACGCAACCACCCCATAC